ATGTTAATCGGGTGTTTTTACGGTAGCAAGGCTTGCACTTCCTCCGTGCGCCTGACATATTCAGATTACCACTAACTGCAGTATAAACGTGGTACTCTGATATAGGTTTTGACTCCTTACAGGTAGGACACTCTATAAGTTCAGTGTTACCCTCTGGTGTAGGATCATCTTCAAATAGATCTAACTGCATTACCTATCATCCCCTTCTAGTAAAGCCTTCATCTCAGTATACCCTCCAATCAAGATACCCTTAGTGTCGAACACCTGAGGCAGTGTAGTAATACTAGACCTCTTAAGCAATGTCAATACCCACTTAGAGCTAGCCGACTGTACGTTATACTCAGTGTAAGGGAAGCCTCGACTTCGTAGTAAAGCCTTAACGTCATCACAGAAGTTGCATTGGTCACGAGTTATTATTGTATACATAGTATCTCCTAAGGGAGCAGTTTAACTACATGCTCAGGTATAGGGGTTACACTAGGTCTACGATCTCACAGCTATCACCAGAGCAAGCCATAGTCTGCATAGACACTGTATTGTCCTCACTCTCGTACTCATTGAGAAGCTCCCAGTTAATCTTGGCTGGCATCTTAGTGAGCATCTCTTCGTACTCTCCCTTGGTGCAATCCTGATAGGGTGCTTGCTGGTAGGTATGATCTGAGTGTGGCAGAAATGACACACCTGACATCTCATCAAAGTGTTCATACACAAACGCACCCACAGACATCCACTCAGCATCACGAACTGAGATAGTCACACTTGGCTTATGTTCACACCAGTGTCGCTGGTAGGTCAGCCACAACTCTAGCTGCTCTACTGCTGTCATATCGTTACGTGTCACTGCCTGCTCAGGTGACTTGACAGGGAAACTAAACACTACAGTAGAGTCAGGCTTCATAACGCAAGGCTCATTAGGGATACCTTGATCAATCATAAAATGTGTCAGAGGGTCTTTATTATCGCCCCGCACAGTACGAATATAATAGGGGCTGTGACGAGCGTGAATACCAGAGGCACTGTCAACCAACTGTGATACTGTTCCCGAAGGTTTATTGCAGCTGATAGCAGCAGAGACAGGGATGCCAAGGCGTTCAGCCCACTCAGCGTTAGTAGTAACAGCGATATAACGTAAATGCTCAAGTGTTCTATCCAATCCTTTGTTAGCGTTTGTCATTAATGGATTATCCATAATGCCAGTCATAGATACGCCAAGAAGTCTTTCTTCTGCCGTATTGTTTTGCCATACCTTTCGTAGGTAGGGGAACTTGATAAGGGTAGACTGTATAGTACCCAAGATCGTAGCAAGTTTTACCTTGCGTTCAAGGTCTTTCAATGTATCCGTTGCTCGTACAACACATTCCGTTAAGTTACAAAATTGATACGGACGTAAAATGATTTCAGAACAAGGGTTTGTACCGAACTCATAGTTAGGATCACGTCTACCAAACTTGGCTGCTTGCTTCTTGGATGCCTCACGATTAAAGATACCACGCTCACCAGACTTAGACTCAACGAGAGAGAGCCACTCACGCATGAATGTTTCCATGTCTGGCTTCTCAGTGTACGACACACTGTTGTTAGCCAAGGCACGATGCCCAGCAGTTTCCCACCACTGTCCTGACTTAGCGTGACGCATACGGTCATCACTCAGGTTAGACAGAGAGATCATAGCTGAACGCCTCACGCCACCTACGACTACGATCTGACCAATGAAGCACATCAAGTCGTGACACTCCATAGATGATAGCCTGCGTCCTTGTGCCGCCTTGAAAGTAGCTACGGAAAAGTTAAATAATTCTACGAGAGGTGCTGGGCCTGATGCCCTACCACCAAACGTTTTAAGCCTTGCACCTGCAGGGCGTACCTGTGACACATCCCACTTAGGGATTTCACCAGCCCATAGGAGTGCAAGAACTTGACGGAACCCCTTAGCCCAGCCTTCCTTACTGTCCTTAACGACAACGATAGACTCACTCTCGTACAACTCAGGCACTTCTGGGAGCTTGCTGATGAACTGGCGCTCGACACTGAACCCGACACCAGTACCACAGAGCAAGATGTACATAGCTTCGTCAAATGACTTAGGGTCATCTACGGGTAGGTAACTACAGTTGTAGCCTGCCGTGTTGTCACGATCTAATGCAGGGCCAGCTGTCATCATAGCTCTCATGGATGGCATGATCTCTAGCCCCAATATAGCTTGCTCTAGTTCTTGTTTAGTTTTGGAATCTACTAGATCACCGATTACATTTGTGCTGTAACGTTCGACTGTATCACCCCATGATTCACGCCCCATACCGTCAAAGTACTTTGCGTACCGTGACTTATGAATGAACGCTTGATAGTCTGTAGGTAAATAATTGTTCATGTTCACTCCCTTATTATTTTAATTGCTTTAATTGACATTCCATCAATGTCATAGATAAATTCCTCAAGGCATTGAGCAACTTCTTCATCAAGTACATTGTCTACTGGAACAGGATATTCTTCTTGATCTATATCTAAGGTTAGAAATACTTTAACTATCATCTACTTCCTCTATAAGTTTAGTCAAATACCACTGTGCTTTCTTCAAGTCCTCTGCACCATTCTTGTATCTGTATCTCCACACATACTTCTGAATGTTTCCTTGTAGATAATACTCGTACCCATCACCAGTGGCGGCACGAATGGCATCAATACATTCAATACCTGCTTGGTTATAGTGTGATGGACTATTAACAGGATCGTTTAATGTTATAGTTGTTTCACCTAAAGTGAGTGTGTCAATTGTATCTGCCATTCGTATCTCCTTTCTAAAAGTTTACTGTTACTACGTTACCGTCACGTTTTTCTACTAGTGGTTTAGTATCCCCTTCTTCAAATTCTAAATCATCCACCAAGGTAAATAGCTTCCTCCGTACTTCTGCATCTTCTTCAATTAAAGGTATAGCAGCTATCAACATATCAGTCAACACCTTTATGTGTGCAAAGTCTTGATCTTTCATGGTGTTGTCATCTGTGGTTAGCATACCTATTTGAATATCCCCTGTCCAATCTCCTTGTTCATCCACGTCAGGAGAGATGCGGATAATAAAATCATTTGGTGCAAAGTTTATTAATGAATTTAACATATTAACTCCTCTTTATTTTATCGTAAGGAAACTCCACCAAGTCAGGGTGTTTGTCTTTACCCTTTTCTTTCAACCATTCTTCTGGAACAACCCTATCTGCATACAAGAATTTATTTCTCTCACACCATGTAGCATATGTACTTTTAGCACCCTTACTTAACTTACGTTTACTGTTTTCAAACACGAACCGTATGTCTAAGTTTGGGTGCTGTTTCTTTACAGCTAAGTGTTTACGTCTATCATCTGAAACAAACCGTCCCTTTACTTCAATGATGATACCGTTCTGCAATATAAAGTCAGGAGTATAGGTGCGGTACATCAAGTCTTCCCATTCAATCTTAATGGCTTCATACTTAAACTTTACTTTCTTTTCGTTCAAGTAATCTTTGACTTTGATTTCTAATCCACTCCTATACCCATGCTTTAGTGCAGCCTTGAACTGCTTACCATTCATTAGAAAGTCCAACCGCCTCGCACTGTACGAATGCCAAGACTCTTTAGCTCTTCCATGATGCCTATGTCTGCAGCCTTACGTGCTTCCATAGCTGTACGTAAACCTGCATAACGTTTGTCATGTAGCTCACGCTTACGTTCCCTTAGCTCCTTTTCCATTGCAGAAATCTCTTCTTGCATTTCCTTTACTTCATCATCACCTAACATAACTTACTCCTCTATATATGCCACCGTCTTGGGGGCTTTTGCTTTCGACATACGTGCTGGTTCCTCTACCATAGTGGGCCAACAAGTGTGCCTATAGTCACAGAACCTACAGCCATCATTTAGTACTGTATTTCCTGTAGGCTTACCCCGAAAGAACTCGGGTACTGGACTGAAACAACGTTTAAACTCATTGTCATTTACAGTCTCTACTGTTGTCTTGATTTTATCAAGCTCTTCTTGCATGTCTAGGTTGTCGGCAGGTACATACTTGAACTCACCAGTACCTTTATTAACTACCCACCAGCCACCTGCTTTGTATCCAGATGCCTTGGCATACCCTGCAAGCTGTCCAACATAACCGAAGCTATCTCCTTTAGCAAGTGTGTCAAAGGTATCAAACTTGTTTACATAAGACCAAGGCGATGCTGACTTCACATCATCAACAGCACCGTCTATTACAAGATCATAACTACCAGAAATCCTAGTATCATTATCATCTTCCACTGAAAGGCTAACTTTATCAGTGTCTTTATAGTCCACGCCAGCACCCCGAAGAAGACCTTTAAAAACAGCTTCAACTATATCTCCTATCATCATGTTCATTACAAAGGTTGTCGGCTTAGGTAGTGCTTTCTCTGGCATGTTCTTAGCAAACCAGAGTTGGCAAGTAGGACGCCCAATGTTGGACATCCTTAGTGTGAACTTGTCACGAGACTTACCACTACCAAACTGACGGAGAACTGCATCAGTAACTTCCGCACCAATTTCTTTAGCAACCTCAGCGTCAAAGGTTGTCTTTCCATTGGCAGCGTCAGTCATAAACTGATGCAGCTTTAACTCAGCTGGATGATGCATTAGACAAAATCCTCTGCATCAATGTCTACAAATGCTTCAACAGTATCTGTATCTGTATCATCATTCTTGTAGGCATTGTCATCCCAAGAACCCTTGATGTATTCATTGTAGTTCTGAATCCATGCAAGGAAGTTTGCGAATGTCTCTTGCTCTGGATCAGTGACATCAAGTGTCTCGTTTAGATCAAGTGCCAGAGTAGGCAAGTAGAACGAACTACCGTTAGGCAATTTCTGTTCTTCTGTTGCTGCCTTGATGTTGTGCTGCACTGGCAATCTCCGCATCTTACCTAGCTTGGTGAACAGAGTACCTGCAGTTTTAAATGCGTCACGGTTTTCAATCTCCCAGATAAATGATTGTTCGTCTAGGTCCACGGGATTACCTTGTGCATCTGTAACGTCATGCAGCTGTACTGTACCAAACATAACCCGAACACGTTTGATCTGACGTATCAGGTCTTGTGTCTTCTCAGGCAATGCCTTGAAGTCTTCAATCCACCCCGCTGGTTTACCACAGTTGAAGCCACCGTCATTGTCTTTAAGGTCACTGTTCAAATCGTTAGCCATCAATGTCTTGACGAAACGATTGGGTGAATTATCATTGCCCTTGATGAAACGCTTGTACATAAACCGCTGTACGAAGGGACGTATAGTTGCAGTAGATGCATAGTAGGTTGGCCCATCTGGGATTTCCAACTTGTATGTGCCGCCTGCCACGACTTCCATCTTTACCTTCTTGCCATTGATTGTATCCTCACCCATGATAGCTGAGTGATTGATACGTAAACGTGCAAGAGTACTCGACTGTGACTTCTGTTTGTTGTCAACAGACATACCCATTGCCTCTGCCATTGCAGAAAAATTACCTGTGTTAATTGTTGCGATCTGATTCATAAAAATCTCCTTTTGTTTTGCGAGTCTATAGTTATATCACGACACATCTTTTGTGTCAAGCCAATTAGGACCAATCTTTGCCTCTAATAATAGAGGTACGTTGAAGTCCAGTTTCCATTTCTTATTTACAATAGTAAGAAGCCTGTCATTGGCTGCATGTATGGTCTGTAGTACTTTGTCCTTTTCATTTGGATGCACATCAATCACGATAGAATCGTGTACAGTATTGACGATACATGATTGCATTTTATTTGCCCCTAATAACTTATCAATGTATATCAGAGATATGGGTACAATGTCAGCCGTAGCAAACGATTGCACGGGAAAGTTTTTAATCTGTGTGAAATATGACACAGTACCATTGGCACGGCGAGTCACATCAGGGAAAGAAAACTCACGACCAGATGGTGTCTTGATCTTACCTGTGGCTAGAGCCTCACGTGCAAGCTCCTTGTGCCACTTACCAATACCTGAGTACTTCTTAGTGAACTGCTCATAGTATGCAGCCTCTGCTGGTGTACGCCCAAACCCACTAGCCCCATACAAGGGCGCAAATGTGTGTGCCTTGGCATCCTGACGTGATATGCTTTGCCCTGCATCAGATATAACCTTTGCGGTATAACTGTGTACATCAAAGCCAGTAGTCACCTCGTCAATGGCAGTCTTGTCCTGAGATAGAAACGCAGCAACTCTAAATTCTAACTGAGCAAAGTCTGCTTCCATAATCTCCCCGCCATCCCAACGTGACTTGAACACACGCTTCACTGGAAACGTACCTCCACGTGGCATGTTCTGCATGTTGGGGTCTGCACCTGACAGGCGACCAGTAGCAGTACGGTGTTGAAGTAACCTGACGTGCAGCTTACCATCTTGTTTTACATGTGTTGTGATACCTTCCACAAAGCTTGATAGATATGTATCAACGGCAGACAAACGGCGAACTCGTTGTAAGAACAACACTGCGTCCTGCATATTACGTTGTCTAGCGATACCTTCAAGGTATTCAAGTTTATCTTTACTTGTTGCGAAACCGTTAGCTGAGGCCCATTTTGCTGTAGGTGCATTGAACTTTAACCCAGCCACATGCGAATTAATATTATTAAAAGTGTAACCCGTACTATCACAGCTAGTACATCTGTTAGTTCTGGTATATGGTGTTCCATCTTTTCTTACCTTTCTAATTTGTCCAGTGCCATTACACTTATGACACTGCTTTGCTTTCTGCTTATACAACTTCTCTGTATTCTGCCGTACAGTGCTACGGTAATCAGTGTCGGACATACGGAAGTCGTCAAACAAATCTGCCCACACCTTTTTGTCTTGTGGTTTCTTACTATAGATGACCCAAGACAATTGTTCTGGGCTGTTCAAGTTGATAGGACGATCCCCCATTAGGTCACGTACCTGTAGTTCTAGTTCACGTACTAGTTCGTCACGTTCCTGTTGGAACTCTATACGCACAGCCTCAAGTGCGTCCATGTCTACACTAAAGCCACGCTGGTATATCTTGGCAAGGTGTACAGCCAACTGATTAGTCAGTGTGATTGTTCCTGCCAGTGTACTGCATTCCTCGTATGATTTCTGCAAACAAAGGTACAGTTGCTGCGTAGCATGTAAGTCATGGGACAGGTACTCCGATAACTCTGCATGTGGAATGTCACGCACAGAGTAACCTTGCTTGAAGTATTCCTTCAGTGTGTCCTGTTTCTGCGTGTCAAGA